CCCAAACGCTTTAATCATGCCATTGATGATTGGCGTAAATACGCTAGTGATGATGTTGCCAAGTGTTGTTATGACACCGCCAAGACCATTGCCGTTAAGGCTAAAAGCACCGCTAAATGCGTTGATTATTGGCAAAGCGTTGTTGTTGATAAAACCCATAAGCTTTTCAAGGATTGGCAACAGCGCAAAACCAATTGTTTCTTTAGCCTCATCAAATGCAATTTGCATGCGAGCAATGCGCCCTGCGTAAGTGTCAGCGTTACGAGCAGCTGCGCCACCAAACAGGTCTGACAATTTGCCTTGCACCTGTGTGAAATTCATTGTCTTTAATTCGGCAGCTGATAAGCCAATGCCTAGTTTGCCCAGTGATGCTGTGTTGCCGTCATAAGCCTTGCCCAAAGCATTTGCGACGCTTTCCAGCGGTTTGCCTGTGGCTGCGCTTATGTCTAAAGCTGTTGCAAGTAATTGCTGTGCCTTCTCAGTATCTGAGGTTGATCTGACCAACCGTCCCAAAGCTGGGCGCAGCTCATCATCTGCCACACCAGTTGCCAAAGACATTTGCAAGATTGATTGCTCAGTGGCAGCAATTTGTGCCTTCGTAGCCCCTGTGGCGTTTTCTAAGGCGACGGCAAGCTGTGTTTGTGCCTTCTCGTCCTCTATTGCCGCCTTGACGCCTTCAACGCCGATCTTGATTGCGTAAGCACCAGCGGCAGCAGCAGCAGCTGCAAAAGCCGCGCCAACCATTTTGCCAACCTTGCCCATTTTGTCGCCAAAAGTGTCAACATCTTTGCTGGCAGCTTTAAGCGATTTATTGAGGTTGTCAACGTCGCCAAGTATCGAGAGTTTGAGGGTACGACTTCCAGCCATTAGTTGTACCTCTTAACTATCTTGTTAAATGACTGTTCCCATTGCTTAATGATCTCAGGTTGTGCAGCTCGCAATGTTGGATAGATAAACCAACCGCGTGACCCTCGACCTTCGCGACCTGACCACACTGGGAACTGCTTGTATTTGTTTGACCCAAACTCAACGCCGCCCCAGATTTGCTGAGTCGTTGCGCCACCGCTTAATTTTTGTGAGGCATAACCAAAACTGATTTCACCAATTTTTGATGACTTAGACACTTTCGAGCCGTCAGCAACGCGATTGTCAACGAGGTTGCGCGTTTTCGTACTAGCTGCGGATTTAATTTTGCCCTGCACATAAGTAGCAAGGGCAGACGTTGCCTCTTTGGCTTGGTCTAACGCCTCGTCGTCCATAGCCTTAAAAGATCGAGTAATGGCGCGCAGCTCAGCCTTGTCATAGCTGATTGCATCTTTAGCCATTTGCTCGCCTTTCCAAAATCTCAATGACGGTAAGTATGTCCTCGGCTGTCTCAAAAACATCTGGGTGTAGCCCTGTTGCCAGAGCTACCTCCCAAACTATTCTGCTAAGGCTTCCGACGGCGTAGCTTTTGGGTTTGCCTCACCTACGATTACCTCAGCAATACCTTCTGTCCAAATGTCGATCGGCTTGACAGGCTTTCCAGCTGCTTCACGCTTCATGGCGTGATAGGCAAGAAATACTAAATCGGAAATGCCGATCTTTTCCTGTGCCTGAGCAATTGTGTGACCTGTGTGCTTTTCCCATTTGACCCACTCTGGCGGTGCAGCTGTGTAAGTGATCTGATCGCCGTTTGTGTATTCAATTGTGATTGGTAGTTTCATTTTGTCTCCCGATTAGTAGTTTTTAGCTAAATGTCTCAGTAGGTGTTCCCACTACGACAAATGATAGGTCAACGGTCTGTGCATCTGGTGCAGCACCGCCGACGCTTGGAAACACTGGCATTACGTTAAATGCAAAGACTGCACCTGTCACGGCTGTCATTGAAACTGCCAGCGTTGTGTTTGGTGCTGTTTCGCAAGCTGTCCACAATGCCTCGCAAAGTGAACCTGATGCGCCCCAGTCAGCAAGCATTGAAATGTCAAAAGTCCACTGATCGTCAATGTGCTTGTAAGCCTTGCCGTCCAGTGTTTGGTATGTCTCGACGGTTGGGCTGTTCGCAAGAGTTGCGCTGGTCGCCTGTGCGTCATAGTTAACGGTTGCAATGGTCACGACTAAATCGCGACCAGTTATGATTGTCGTTGGCATTTTGTCCCCTATGTTGTTTGAGTGTAATAAGTCGAAACGTTTATGTCAGCGACAAGCATTGGAGACTGTCCTACTTCCAACACCGTTGGCTTTTCAATTACGCCTACGACGTATCCTGCGGGCATTGCCGCAAGAATTCCGATTATGAGCTTTTCTAGATTATCCAGTGACCCAGCGTTGCTGTTGCTGGCGACAATGGCTGTAATTGCAAAATTAAGTTTGACCTGTGTTTTTGCCTTGCCAATTAACACGACCTCCATGTATGGGCTGTCAGGTACGACAACAATGGCTGGCGGTATTGGTGACTCAGGCACGCTTGGATACACGTTTGCAGATAGCGCGCTAAAGGCGTTTGCTAAAGCTGATCGTGTTTCGGCAATTGAGTTTGCTGGCATTTATTGAACCACTGTCTCGGCGTCCAAATAAGGCATAAGCAATGTGCTGACGCGGTTGGTCAAGCTGCGACCCATGCGGTATGGCGAACTGGCAAAGTCCACGCCCTCGATCTGTCCACCAGCTGCAACGCGTGATTGAAAGACCTCAACGCTAACAGCCAAAATTGCTGACTCAATTGCTGGTGTGCTGGCATAAATTTGAGCAGCTGAGTAACCTGACAATGTTGCCTTGCCGTTTGGCACAATTGGACGCAATGTGACGTCTGCATTTGTAAGTGCAGCTGTGAAGTAATAAGGCGCGGCGTCAACGACTGTAAAAGTCGCGCTAAATGGTGCAGGCAAACCTGTCACGATTACTGATTGACCAGCTACAAAATAATGCTCACGGATTGTGTAAAAAGTAGCTACGTTGTCTTTCAACTTGTAAGCGTCAATGCCTGAAACGTTTGCAACCAGCATTGGCAAAATGACGTCCTCGCTGGTGTTGATGATCTCATCTAAATAACTGTCGCTGTAAAGTGAAACGGACACGCCAAGCACCGTGCGCAATTGACTTGCTGTAACAATGGCTGGCATGTCCGTTTCCTTTCGACTGCTGCGGCGAGATCGGGAGAACCCGCCGCATGATTAGTTAATGGCTAGTTATCAGGTCTTGTTGATACCAAACGCGCCTGCACCGATCTTGGTTGCAATTGCGCCGTATCCATAAACTGAAACTGCAATTTGACCTGACGCAATTACGTCTGCACGCAAGCGGTAGGTTGGTGACTCGTACCATGTGTAAGCACTTGGGTTAATAATCAACATTGAGTCATCTTTGTCAGTGTCATTTGCTGACGGTACGTTTGCTGTGACGTATAGATCAAGACCTGCGACGTTGCCGCGGATTGAGTCTGGACGTACTACGCCGCCTGCGTTGCTTGGCTGTGCAGCCATGTAAATTGGACGACCTGAGTCGTTAAGTGTCATTAGGTTTGCCCACTGGCTTGTGTTTGCCAAGATGTTTGTTGCAAAGCCTTGTGTGTTTGAGTAAACAGATGCAGCACCGCGTGACACAAAGCCAAGCAATTCAGAAGCTGTTGGGTATGTTGTCAGTGTTGTTGCATCAGCTGTTGCACCAGATGCCAGTGCTGTGTAAACAGCAAGGTCGGTTGCCTTTGCATAAGCTGCTGACATGTTGTTGAGCAACTCGTTAAAGAATAATGGTGATGTGCGATCTAGTAATTCAACGCTAAATGTTTGTTGTCCAGCATACTTTTTGACTGTAACTGACAAGAAACTTGAAGCCTGATCTGTTTCGCTTGGTGTGCCTGCTTCTGATGTTTCAGCAACTGTTGGCATTGTTGTGATCTTTGGAATTTCAAATGACATACCAGCATCAGGCAAAACGCCACGGCTGATTGCGTCAATTGCTGATCGTGTGTTGTTAGCAAGTCCGTTGATAACTTCTGTCAACTGACGTGTAGGCACAAGACCTGCGTTGTCTGTTGTGT